CTAACTTTTGACATTAGTATATCTAGGCTATCTAAATTAGTCAACTGGTCATCATCATCCAAAAACATGATATACCCGTTTACTAACTCCTGGGCTTTATTTAAATAACTATTATAAGGGAAAAATTTACCATAGTCTTTATCATTAGGCTTATTAGGCTTATTACAATCGAGTTTAACTTCAACTACGCGGCCATTATATTGTCTTGTAGCTTTAATAGCTTTCCCATTATCACAGATAAATACTATATTTATATTCTTATATGTTTGCGCTTCAATTGAAGTCATACATTTTTCTAAATAATGCGGCCTGTGAGTACGTATCAATATATTAATACAAGGCAGTTTATCGATATACAAGGCTTGTACTTTTTCTTTTAGCTCTGCGTAACTAGGTACATGTAAAGTTCTAACGTTATTTATATTTGGGTACCATCTCCAAAATGATTTATTGTCAATTTCTCTAGTTTGTGGTTTACCTGGTTTACTATATATTATGTTGGTACCAGAGAAAAAGGAGGCTAGTATTGCATAGCCTCCATTCATCGTTACGAAAAATTCACAATTGGCAAAAACCCGAAGCATAACCTCATTCCAGGAACGACCACAAAGCAGAGAGGTGAATATTTTTATATTATGTTTTTTAGCTAGTTTTTCATCGGCTAGCTTTAATGAATGTTCATTATCTTGTAGTTCTTCCGGTAGACTAACTGGAAAATAAATAACCTCGTAAATGTCTTTAAGATTAGTGAACAGCCAATCTAACATATCAAGGTCAAAATAATTTATGGGCTCTGAGTCCCATTCTTTATTATATCTATTACAAATACAAAGAGTAGGTTTATCAAATTTAAATTCACTGTTTGAATAGGTCTCTTTATAACATGGGAAAAATTTCTTTGGCTGTTCAGGTTGATGTATAAAAGTATATGGTAAGCCTTCTAGCCTGGCGCGTTCTGTATTATACCAGCTTCGCTTTTCTGAATTTATTTTATGGGAAGGTGAAAAATAATAAAGTGGCTCCGAGCCTGGGCCACTTATTGTCTCAGTCAGCTTATCTTTTAAATAAAGCTCATAGGCATAAGGAACTGCACTTAGCAACTCATAACCAAACTCCATATTAAAAGAATCAACTGTCATATTAATAGTATTAAAAAAGGGTAGACTAGTCTCCCAATCTACCCAAATCATTCAAATCAAATATAAAGTAGAAATGGTCAGAGGCAATTAAGACGCATTCTCTTTCAGTATCGCAATTTTCATAATTGGATTTGCAATTGTAGTAAGGTCGCTATTATAAGGAGTCAATATAGCAACATCAACAGCAAAACCATAATGCTCTTTACGGGCTCTGGTTAAATCAGCAGTAGCAGCGCCACCAATAGCATTGAAATCTCCTTTACTTTCGTAGAAATAAGTTCCACAAGGGAAATTAATCAGCGGAAGTGTATCAATGCCCCACTCAGTACCATCAGCCATCTTTGTGTTAAGCAAAGACTCACGCTCAAACCTGGTAAGCATACCAACTGACCCACCTTGAACAGCATAGGCATTAGCATACTCCTGACCTCCATTCGCTAAGCGGGTAGTAAAATGCAGGATTTTATCAGAATACTCCAAAGTTTTATTTTCAGAGTTGTAAATATCCTTTTGAGCAAGCTTACGAATAAGGCTTTCAATACCAGCATTACCAGCAACATGGATTTCTCCATAATGGTCATTTGCGGCCATCATTGGGTTGATGTCCCCAACAATATTCTCACGAGATGCCCAAGGTACTTGTACAACATTACCTGATTGCGTATAGGCAAGTAAATCACCAAATACCTGCGTTTTTGCAGCGGCCAAGGCAGCAATTGCAGCAGTATCAAGAGTTTCAGCAAACTTATACAGGTACTTATTGAACTTGCGCTCAAAGTCAGCCTGTATGCTAACTTCATTATTCATGTACATGGCTGGTACAATTGTAAAGCCCCATGAATAAGTGGCAAATGTAATAGTATACATTTGTGAAGTGTTTTCACTGTCCGCAATTGTTACAGACCGAGTATTTCCGATACTAATACCCGCATCAAAATCAATTACTGGAGTTTGCAATGTGTTTCCGATAGACTTCTCAGCTTTATCTTTAAGCTCGGGCGTCAGAATCCCTGCAGGGTCTTCGGATTGCATCATGAACATATTTAACGCGCCATATCGGGAAGGGCGTAATTCATTTTTGTCCAGGTTGCTTTTAGCTCTGACGTTCTGAATCCTTGTGTTAATTAATGACATAATCTTTAAAATTTTTAAAAGTTAAACAAACTACGCATTACCCTTGTACGTTATTTGATGCTAAATTAATTCTTTTTTATCAATAAAGAAAAAATCCATTGAATTATTTTCGTATCAGCCACACCATTTGCAGCTAACGAAGCACCAAAACCATATAAAAGCGCGTAATACCATTCTATACCGGCCAAAAATCCAAGCTGGAAAAACCATCCAAACATAGTTACTACGATTCCAGTTACCCATGATAAAATAAGGACAAGTGTATCACTGGTGTGCTCGGTCTTCTTTAATATGGTCTTTAAAAATTCCATTATTACCGGGATAACCGCGACAAGCGTTAGGAAAGTAGTAAATACTTCAGACAAATTATCTGGTAATTCTGGTGCTGAATCTCCGCCCTGAGCAAATAAAACTGCTGTTGATAATAGCATAAAAATAAATACTACTGACAATTTAAATAGATTTTTAAACATAGCTTTTAATTTTAATTGTTTGTAAAATAAAAGGGCCGCTAAGCCCTTTTAATAGTTAACGTAAGGGTAACTTATTTACCCCATTATCTTCTCTTAGTTTTTTCTGTTTCTCCGCAAATGAAGCTGAGCCACGTGTCTCACCAATCTGCATTAGATGCTTTACAATAAGTTCATCCGCTTCAATCTGGGTTTTAGCTCCAGCTATATCCACAACATCTACTGTGTCAGTATCGCCGCCGGCTGGATTTTTAGTACCGGTTCCAGTTGTTTTCTTACCAAGGTCAAGCACCTCTTTTAGATTTTCCTTCATAAGCTCTTCAGCTGTATAAGGATTGAGCTGGTTGTTTTTATTCCTGGCAATTTCTCCTTTATCGTCACGGAATACCATGACTTTTTTTCCATCTGCTTCAACCCAATCAGGCTTATACTTAGCCAGTATATTTGCCTGGGAAGTATCAAGGAGTGTTTTTTGTACGCTCTCAGGATAGCCGACTTTGAATTTAAGACCAGCCGAAGCTTTTTCAAATTGTGTTGTAACTTGTAAGCCTGTAATTTTTTCGGCATACGTACCTTTCTCTTTTTCCCAAGTTTGTTTATCTGTCTCATACTGGGTTTGTAATTGAGACAATTTACCCTCTGCATCTCTCAGCTTTTGGGCTATCGCCTCATTTCCTTTACCCTCAGTAATCTGCTTTTCAAGGTCAGCTACTTTAGTTTTGTACGTATCAATCTGCTTTTGTAACTCAGGCGCAGAAGTAGCTTTTGTTTTAAATTCCCCTAAAACTTGCTTAACAAAGTCGTAGGTTTTAACGCCATCCGGTTTTTTCTGGCCGGTGATTTCTTCAATGTCCTGGTCGTATTTGCCATGGACCTCTCCAATCTTTTCCCCAATTACTTTGTTTTCGTCGTTTACTGACAGCGTAGAAATAGCTGCAATTTGGTCATCTGATAATGAAGCCAGTGATTCATTGGCTTTAATCAATTCTGGTGTAAGTGCCATAATTTTGTCCCTTTAAATTATGTTAATATTAATAATCGAAATTTACACATATTTTTCTGGATTCCACAGAATGGCTATTGTGTAGCCTAGTCCTTTATTTGCTGTTTCAAACTGCTTAAAGTCTACTGGTGTAAACTTCTGTATGAAAGGCTTTGAAAGCTTCTTACCAGTTTGAGGGTCGTGTGCTGGTTTTTCCAATTTAACATGGAATAAGCCACGCTCACTTTCTTTAGCTAAATATGAGCCCTCGCCCTGAGCTGCTTTAATCTTAGCTTCAAGTTCAGCCTCAGCTTCTTTTGCAGCTTTTTTATCTTCAGCTTCTTTTTTCAACCTGGCTTCTTCAGCTGCTTTTTTATC